GCCCTCGACGCCATCGACGAGTGGCTGAGCCTGCTCGACGGCACCCCCACCATCATCCTGGGCAACGCGAAGGCGCTGGCCCGCGTGCGCGCCGCCGCCCGCCGGGCCGGCATGTACACCCGCAACCCGGTCGACGACCTGATCGGTCAGAACGGGCGGCCGATCGTGCGGGAGACCTACGGCGGGGTGATCTTCGCCGATCCGGGCGAAAAGGCGGGCACGAACGACCCGATCATTCCGATCGAGACCCGCACCGTCGGCGGCCAGTCGACCACCGGCCTCACCGACCTGTACGCCTACCGCGTCGGTCTCGATGGTTTCCACGGCCTGGCCACCGTCGGCGGTCAGATCGTCAAGACCTGGCTGCCCGACTTCACCAGCAGCGGCGCGGTGAAGAAGGGCGAGGTCGAGCTCGGGCCGATCGGCGTCGCGCTGAAGGCGACGCGGTCGGCGACCGTGTTCCGCAACATCAAGGTCCAGTGAGGCGACCATGACGTATCGCATCACCGCTCCCGTGTCCGGCTACACCGGCGAGGTGGTCGGGCTGCGTTTCGTCGACGGTGTAGCCGCCGGCGAGCCGCCGGAGCACGTGCTCGCCTACCTCCGCCGCCACGGCTACCGCGTGGAGCCGGCCTCCGAGCCGGTCACGCCGGCCGTGGAGCCCCCACCCAGGGGCGCGACCAGGGACGCCTGGATCGCGTACGTGACCAGCGATGCGGCCGGCGACAAGCGGCTGACCCCCGACGAGGCGGCCGAGCTGAAGCGCGACGAGCTGGCCGAGCACGTGCTCGGCCCGAAGGGGACTGAGTAGCTGGTGTCCGGCTGG